ACAAGGACTGAGTTTAAACAATTCTTGAAGGATACAGGGAAAGAGTATAAAGAAGGTGCTTATGATTTTGTGGATATTCAGGAGGCAGCACCATTATCTCATGCTTGTAAGATTGTAAAGAACATGGTAGTCTCTCTTACCAATAAACTGAAAGCCACGATGACGGAAGTTTGGATTGGAGACAACCCAACTAACTTCAGAAATTTCCTTGAACTTCCAGAGAAATATAAAGGTAATCGTGATGATATGCTTAGACCTTTATTGCTCAAGGATGTAAAGAAATATCTAACTGATAATAATCAAGGCGGTGTGATTTCTGATATCGAAGCTGATGATCAAGTAATTGTTAGATTTTTTGAATTAGAAGCTCAAGGGCATGATCCAGTTGTAATTACTAAAGACAAGGATGCTAAAGGGTGTGTAGGTATCCTTCTGTGCAATCCAGATGTTGAAGGAATGCCTGTTGTTAGAATCCCTGCTTTCGGTAGTATTAAATACAACGAAGAGAAGAAAAAGGTTGAAGCTCTTGGGTTGCATAATTATTGCTGGCAAATGCTTGTTGGAGACTCATCTGACAACTATGGGCCCAGCGACCTGCACAAGAAAAAGTTTGGTGATAAATCAGCTATCAAGATTCTGTCTAAATGCAAAAACGTAGACGAACTTTTCCAAGCAGTTGAGAATAAATACAAAGAATGGTTCCCTGAACCTTTGACCTATACAACATGGGATGGGAGGGAAGTAACTAAAGATTACAAACAAATTCTTGAGTTGTATCATTCTTGTGTTTACATGAAACGTAGAAAAGATGACCCTGCAACTTTCTATTCTCTGTGGGAGGAATTTAAGAATGCCAACTGAAGACTTATATACAACCAAAGATGTCGAGAGAATTAGAAAGTTGCTTGTTTGCGAGCAAGGAGGTATTGATCCGATACTTCAGGTTCCTTTCAAAGAACCTCCATGCCTGGATCATGACCATGAAACTCAATTAGTCAGGGGTGCGTTAGGACGAAACTCAAATGCTTTTGAAGGGAAAGTTTACAATGCATTTATTCGGTGTCTCCGATGGCAAACAGACCTGAGCTTAATTGAAGTTCTCAAGAATTTGGTACTTTATCTTGAAAAGGGTTGTTCTATCAATGCGTATCATCCAGCTTGGATCAAGAAAGCCAAGACTAAATTCAATGCTTTGTCTGAGAGACAGAAAGATAAAGTGCTAGTTGATTTAGGGTATGAAAAGGGATCTAATTCAAAACAACGAAAAGAAATCTTTGCCAAATTAGTGCTTGACAGAAAACTTGGTTATGATACAATTCGTGAAGCTATCCAAGCAGCAAAGGAAGAACTATGAAGATCAAGATTGTCAAGTGCAACAATCCCATGTTGTGGTATTACAAACACAAGGGAGAAGTTTTTGAAGTTGTACGTCAAGATTCAGAGTACTATTGGTGCTTGGAAAGGAATCTCGCTTATAGATGCCTAAACATCATCCCTAAGCAAGATGCTATTGAAGTAGACGAATTAGCTGAATAAGGAGCAGTTATGTATAATGTTTTTGATTTGTATTGTGATACCGACTCGTTCAATCGAGTAGCTGGTAACTATGATGGTGTAGATTTGAAATCTCTTGACAATCAGCTTGAGTTGATTAAGGAAGAGTTTAACGAACTGATCAAAGGTCATAATGAAGGTGATCTTGAAGAAATCGTGGATGGTTGTGCTGACGTTGCTGTGACCTTGTTTGGTTATATGCGTAAGCTGGAATGTCTTTACGGTATTGATTTCTCTGATATCATGCAAGCTGTAGGTGAAAATAACTTGAGTAAGTTCCCTACTGAGGCTACAGTCGCTGCAGAGACTTCAGCTTATTACGATCTTGAGAAGGGTATTCCTACTTCTGTGACTTATAATTCTGATTACAAGTGTTATGTAATCCGCAATGCTGAAACAGGTAAGATCTTGAAACCTCTAGGTTTTACTGCTGTTGATCTGAAACCATTTCTTCCAGAGGTGCATTGATGAATGAAATTAACATTGAAAACTATAGCTACAATGTAATTACAAAGCCCAAACACTATATGTTGTTACCGAACGTAGAAGTAAGGGATGTTTGTAAGGCGTTGGCTGAACGAATGGAAGAGAAAGGTTATAAAGCTTTCTTTATTTCGGATTATGTTCAATTTCTTCAATATGTTCTACGATTTGATCAGAAGAACGGTATTGAGGATTTGAAGAAGGCTAAGTGGTATTTGGAGAAGTTGATTGAAACAAAGGAGTAATATGATTACAGCAAATGCAAAATTGATTGGCTACACACAACCCGCAGAAGAATTCAAAGATGATTTTTCTGATATCAAGGATCTGGTTGCTTTCTGCGCTAGAGTTTCTAATCCTAGTAATCAATTCAACACAGAGACATCTGACAAGCTGATTGCATATCTCCTGAAACATAAACATTTCAGTCCATTTGAGATGGCAAGTATTACCGTTGAAATTGAAACTACTCGGGATATTGCTCGACAACTACTTCGGCATCGTAGCTTTACGTTTCAAGAATTTTCACAAAGGTATGCTGACCCTACTAAGGATCTAGGTTTTGTTCTCCGTGAAGCTCGTCTGCAAGATGTCAAGAATCGTCAAAACAGTATTGAAGCTGATGACGAAATGCTCCAGACTAAATGGGACATTATGCAGAACAAGGTAATTGAGGCTGCAAAGGAGGCATACATCTGGGCTATTGACAACGGTATTGCAAAAGAGCAGGCACGATCTGTTCTACCAGAGGGTAACACATTGTCACGCCTTTATGTACAAGGTACAATTCGTAGCTTTATTCACTACATTGATCTCCGCACAGGTGTTGAAACTCAGAAAGAACACCGTGAACTCGCAAAGGCTGTAGCGGAGGCAGTTACAAAAGTCTTTCCGGTCTAACTAGAAAAACAACAATCCCTGTGCTATAATCGAGAACTCTTTCGTCTTTCTTGAGAAAAGCACAGGGTATAAAAGGAGATAAATATGCTAGAAATTGTAGCCCTGAGTTACATCAGCTTCTCAGAATTACAGAAAGTAGACACAAGTATCACCCCTGAATGGGCTGAAAATAATATTGATAAGTTCAATGAAATCCTGAATGATCTTGGCATGGATATCTCCATCCCCTATGATTGGCAGCGTAATATCCCTCATCGTAATAGGTTTAATGAAATTGTAACTTGTGATAGAATTGTAGGGAATGAACGTATAGACAAGGGTTGGGTAGAATCTGGATATGCTAGTCAAGAGGCTATTGATAAAGCAAGTCGCTCTCGCTTGTTGGTGGATCTGTATCGTCAAAAGGGTTTGGTTGAATCTGTAGGAATGGAGAATCATGATTAAGACAGTAGTAAAACGAAACGGTACAAAGGAAGCTTTCTCAGCAGAAAAACTAAACGCCTGGGGTGAGTGGGCTGCTAAAAAGATTAGTAAAGACCTCGACTGGTCTGAGGTAGTATTGCATGTGGTTGCCACTCTTCCACAAGAGGTGTCCTCAAAAGATATTCAACAGGCTGCAATTGATTTCTGTTTGAGTAAGCGAGATTGGGAACATAATTTGATGGCAGGGCGCTTGTACTCTCCTACACTTGTGAAAGAGATTCATGGTGGAAGCTACCCCTCTGTTCATCAATTGCACAATCAAATGCAACAAGATGGATTGATGGTGAAGCTGGATTATTCTGATGAGGAGTACACACAGGTAGAAAAGTTTATCGACCATTCTTTGAACTTGAAAGCTGCACACTATAGTCTGCATCAAAATCGTTTCAAGTATGCTCTTCGTAACAAGGTTACAGGGAAAGAATACGAAACCCAGCAGTTTGTTTATATGCGAATGGCAATGGCTCTTGCAGAAGACGAACCTAAAGAAACTCGAATGCAAGATGTAGAGAAGTTCTACGAACATTTTAGTAAGAAGCGAATCAATGCTCCTACCCCTTACTTGGTAAACCTTGGAACCAATCTTGATGGGTACGCTAGTTGTTGTGTCTACACAACAGGAGATTCATGGCCTTCTTTGCTAGCTGGGGATGTAATCGCATACTCTATGACTTGTATGTCGGCGGGCATTGGATCTCACATCAAAACTCGCTCACTAGGTGATCCTGTACGTTCTGGGTTGATCCAACATCAAGGTAAGATCCCTTACTACCGAGCCCTTGTTGGAGCTATTAACGCCAATCTCCAGAATGGACGGGGTGGGGCTGCCACACAGCATTACACAGCTTTTGATCCAGAAGTTCAAGTTATCCAGAAGCTAAAGAACCCTATGACACCCACTTCAAAGCAGGTTCGAGGTATTGATTATAGTTTCGGGTCTAATAAGTTCTTTGCACGTAAAGCTGCAATGAATGAAGATATTGCTCTATTCTCTTATCAAGAGCAGCCTGAACTTTATGAAGCAATGTATTCAAAAGACCCTGACTTATTTGAGAAACTGTATAATGAATATTTGAATTCTCCTACAAAGAAGACTTTTGTTAATGCACGAGAAATTGTACAAGGAGCATTGAATGAAGCATTTGAGACAGGTCGGCATTACCTGCATCAAACCGATCAACTGAATAAGCATACACCTTTCAAAGACGTAATCTACTCAGGAAATTTGTGCCAAGAAGTGACCCTACCTACAAAGGGGTTTAACAGTGTAGAGGAGTTGTATAAACCTTACACAGAAGGTGCTGGTGAGGTTGCTTTGTGTAACATTGCTGGCATTATCCCAACAAACATTGAGTCAGATGATCAATATGCTGAAGTGGCTTATTACGCTTTGAAGATGATTGATAAAGGTATTCACAAGTCAAGCTATGTGTTTAAGAACCTAGAAGACACGGCTAAAGCTAGAATGAGTGCTGGTGTTGGTGTAGTAGGACTTGCTCACTACATGGCTAAGAACAAGAAGAAGTACTCAACTCAAGACGGTAAGAATTTTATCCATGAACTGTTTGAGACACATGCTTGGCACTTGTACAATGCCTCTCTGAAGCTAGGAAAAGAGAAGGGGAACGCTGCATGGATGAATAAGACTTTGTGGCCTGAAGGTTGGTTGCCAATTGATACCTACGAAAAGAAAGTAGATGAATTGGTTACGGTAGATAACAAACGAGATTGGGAGAGCCTTCGTAAAGCAATCATCCAGAATGGAGGTATCCGTAACTCTGTCTGTGTTGCTCACATGCCTGCAGAGTCTAGTTCTATCTCTTCGGAAACAACTAATGGTCCTTACCCTATCCGAGACTTTGATTTAGTCAAGACTTCTGATACAATGGCTGTCAGCTATGTTGTCCCAGACAGCACTAAGCTAAAAGGGCACTATGAGATTGCATGGGACATTCCTTCAAGTGATATGGTCAAGTGCTATGCTATTATGCAGAAGTGGACAGACCAAGCTATCTCTGCTGACTTGTGGAAGAAGCTACAAGGGGATGAGAAAGTAAGCTCAAGTGAAATGCTTAAGACTTATTTTGATATTGTAAAATACGGGGTAAAGACTCGTTACTATCAAAATAGTTTGACAGCTAAAGGTGTGGATTTGAATTCGTCAGAACAAGGTTGTGCAAGTGGCTCTTGTACACTGTGAAGAAAGGAGAGGGCTAGCCACCCTTTATATGTTTAATACAGAAAAGACCATCCAAGAATACAAACAAACCCCTTTGTTGCTTGGACCTTCTCAAGGTTTGTTTGATACTGTAAACAAATGCTACCCAAAGATTTGGTCTTTGTATAAAGAAATGAAGTCCTTGGATTGGTCAGAGGACGAGTTTGATTACAGTCAGTGCAATATTGATTTTAAGAACTGCCCTAAAGACATTTCAGATATGATGATCAGAACCCTAGCTTGGCAGTGGGAAGCTGATTCTATTGCTAGTCGTGCCATCATTAGCTGTCTTGGACCTTATATCACATCTAGTGAATTGTGGGCAGCTTGGTCCAGAGTTTCAGACAACGAAGTGATCCATGCTGCAACATACTCGGAGATTGTCCGAATGTCTTTTGATAATCCAGAGGAGGTCCTCTCCGAAGTACTAGCCGTAAAAGAAAGCCTAGAACGCCTAGACAATGTAGCATCTACTTTCGGTACAGCTTTCACTCTAGGAAATAAGTACAACATTGGATTACAAGAGAATGATCAAACATTGTACAATGCAGGGTATAATGCAATCCAAGCTCTTTTGATGTTAGAACGTATTCAGTTCATGGCTTCTTTTGCAATTACTTTCACAATCTGTAGTACAGGGTTGTTCCAATCAATCGGTAAAGCTGTTCAGAAGATTTGTCAAGATGAATTGGAAGTACACTGTGAACTGGATAAAGAAGTACTTCGTCAAGAGTGGAAAACTCCACGAGGTATCGCCGCGAAGAATGAACTAAAGGAAACAACTTCAAAACTGTTTCATGAGATTGTTGAATCAGAAATGAAATGGGTTGATTACCTATTCAGCGAAGGCCGTAACCTTGTTGGGACTAACCCTGATATTATCAAGCAATGGGTCCTCTTTAATGCAAAAGATGTAGCAAAGTTCCTAGAGATTGAATCAGAGTATGTATTCCCTAAAAAGAATCCCATGCCAAATCTTGAAAATTGGATTAACATGAACAAGCAACAATCCGCACCCCAAGAGCAAGATATTGCGGCATATAAGATTGGTTCCACAAAGAAAGATGATGAAGGTGTTATCTTCGATATTGATTTCTAAAGGAGATTAAATGAAACTACTAAAATTCCAAGCAAGTTGGTGTCAACCTTGCAAGACTCTAACAGGTCTGCTAAGTACAATGCAAATTCCTTGTCCTGTTGAAGTAATTGATGCAGATGAAAATAAAGACCTACTTCAAAAGTACAATGTAAGATCAATTCCGGTTCTAATCTTGTTGGATGAAAACAACAATGAAATTGATCGTTTGACAGGAAGTACAACAAAGGATAAGATAACTGCACTACTTAACAAAGGATCAAGCAATGCTGAATAAACTAAAGATCAAGTACAATCAACTCAAGGAAAATATCCTCATCTTCCTGTGGCGAATCCGTCTGGAAATTGACTATCGTTTCTGGGTATTTACTCGTAATTTTGGAGGGGCATTTCGATGAAAGAAACTGTTGCAATCAAAGATGGAAGTGTTCATTGGTTCTATGGTGAACAAGTACCAGAGGGATTTTATTGGGTTCTACTTGATGTAGTAGAAAAACGCTCAAGTATCAGAACTGAGATTGCTTCTTTTGTAAGTCAATGGAAAGGTGCAATCCTCGTAGAAGGTTCTGACGTTTATAAGCGATCCCCGAAAGGTGCCCCTGCAGTTGGGTCTTGTTTTGCTATGCGTAGTGATCCATATCACTTTGGTTTGGCATTGATGTGTTTCTACAATCTAGAAGATGCTGAAAAATTTGTAGCAAGTAATGAATTGAATTCTGAACACCATGCAAACTACGATTGGAGATTCTTGACTGAGGATTACTACAAAGACAGAGAAGTTTCTTATGTAAAAGAAGAACCTAAGAAAATTCAAGGTATCGAGTATGACCGTATTTGGTTTGACGAACAATGTAATTACTTTAGTATTCCTGTAACTCAGACAAAAGAGCAAACCGAACAACAACGAATTGCTCAACGTCAAGTTGATTTGAATAAGGCAAAGATCACTAAGCTTGAAAAAGAACTGAAGGATCTTCGTGAACTGCAGAAGTTGCTGAAAGGAATGCGATAATGATTAATGGATTCTCAATTATTTGGTTTAACCTGATGCAATTGTTTTGCTTCAATTGGTGGATGTGATAAAGTATAGATAAAAGAAAACCCCCTAGGAGTAATTTCCTAGGGGGTTTGTTTATTTATGAAACAAAATTACCACTGTTCAACTTGGATATCATCGAACCAGACATTTCCACCACTATTGTTGATAGCAAATAGATCAATTACAAGAATAACATAGTTACACCAGTCTGGAAGTTCTGGTCGTGGTGCTGTACCACTCAGCCCGAAGTTAGTCCAACCAGCAGTGGATAAGGTTCTGTTTGCGTCAACAATTATTCCTGAATCTTGCTTTACAATTGTAGGTGCAGTACCAACTGCTACAGACCCAGTGATGAGGGCAGGGATAAAATAGACACTTGAAATTGTCCCAGAGCCTGCAGATAATTTAGCAAATCCAGAAACACCTAAAAACCTTGCAGCATTACTTCTAGGAATAGCTACTCTGATTGCCTTGGCTGTATTAGCTCCTGTGGTAATAGGGACTTGTAAACTTCTGGACCCTGTATGTTTATCTGTAGTTACTGTTGTCAGAGTTCCAATCCCACCTGTTACATACCATGCATCTGAGATAACAGTCTGCTCAAAACCACCATCACCCAGCATATTATTATAAGCAAGTGAAGTAGGCACTCTAGGCAGAGAAGTACTAGGAGTCAAATCACTAATACCTTTAACCTTAAATCTCCCAGTGCCTGTTACTTCAGCTAGAGCGGGGAAGTAGGTTGGACCTGAAGCTGGGTTCCCTGTGGTGGTTGCTTGAATTCCTGTTCCAGTTATGTTTTGCATCCAAGGGTCGTTAATACGAACATCATGCCTGTCCCCTACCTTAAATAAAGTGGAATAAAGCTTAGTTCCGCCAGCATCTACGAAATCAGGATTATCAAATACCCAGAGCATTCTATTAGCCGCAGTTTCTGATAAGTCAAATGGAGTTGTTGTTAAAGCACTCATCCATTCAAAGTACCCATTAATAAATCTACACTGCCCCAATCCCTCCACAAATCGTACAAATTGTTTATTGTAGTCAATAGAGCATCCTTCAAAACGTAAATTAACATTGCTTTGCGGGTCAACAGATTGTTTACAATCAATCAGGATAGCAACATCATTGCAATTTCCGATTGAAAAACTTTTAAATACTGTATTTTCACCTTGATCATTACCACCCTCATAAGATAGTCCGATCTCAGCATCAACCACACCTCCATTTTCAAACTCACAAAGATATGCTTTATTGCGATGACGGATTGCTCGATAGAATCCTTGTGTTACTACATTCTTAATAATAGCCCGTGGTGCCCGACTACCATCAATAGGGGTGACATCTATGTCAAACCCATCTGAAGCCGCCACCCCAGATGCTCCAATTAGAGCAAAACCTTCACATGATACTCGTTTACCAAAATAGTTACGAGCATCAGTATCAATACCTGGGATCACTACACCGGCTTCTCGTTGTCGGGAGGTTAGCGTAATAGCTGCTGACCCTGAGTTAACTGTTCTTGCATCAATGTATGCACCATTGCCTTTGATACCGACGCCAGCACCAATATCCAAGAAAAGACCAGTAGTGTCTAAAGTATACACAAGACCCCCGACTAGTTCAATATATCCCCCGCCACCCTCTCGTAGAGCGTCGTTGGCTTGTTGAATGCGTTGACGAGTATTCAACCCTGAGATAGTCCCAGGATAAATAACTCTAGTGGGAGGGGAATCAGGTAGCAAACTTAGATCTTTAATAGAATTACTCCCATCGTCCATCTCAAAGAAAGCCTTACCTGTCTTGTTGTCTAAATAAAAATCACTTACATTAGGCATAAACACCCTTTCATATTCGAATATTAAGAAACCTGTAACGTCTTACAGGCTTTTGCATACAGAGCTTTACGGTGCTCTAATCCGATCAATCCACCATTAATTGCTTTACTTAAGGACTCAATATCCTTTTTATCAGCAAATCTATTTAGGTTATTGTTCTTCCAAAAGAAACAAGCTGAAATTAAAGCATAAGCAGGCTCCTTGAGTAAGTCAGGGTTAGATACAAAATCAATCCCTGTATTCAAAGTAAGTTCTGCATAATTAGATTTACCTGTAAGTTGTAACAAACCCATTCCCCTGTATTTCCACCCTTCTTGAGATTCAACAGATCCATTACCCATCCGATTAGCATAGGTGTTAGAAGCGATTAAAACAGGCTTTCTAGCGATTTGTAGAGCTAGGTTGGAGGGTAAATACCTCCCGACAGGATTTTTAGCGTATACGCCGTTTTGGAGCGTTTTGGCGTATCTCTTAGGCCATACATTGGCTAAAGCCTCTGCACTGTAGTTCAAGTTTTCCTCTAGCAGAGCTAACCCACCAGACTCATGACCAACTTGAGACAGGAAAGCAGCTACCCTCAGAGGAGTATCAATACTGAAATTAGGAAGAATACTATTGAAATAAGGTAGCCAAACTTCAGCTACCTTTTCAGTACATCCAGTTCCCTGAACTAATTGGTCAATTGTAAGTTGCATTATTTGCCCCTAAGAATGAAGTCATCTTTCTTGTGAGAACTGCTAGACGTACCTCTATGGAAATTAATAACGACCCCAGAATAAGTCCAGAGAGAACCCAAAAGAGTATATACCAATTCTTTATTCGCATCAGGAACCCCAACGAAGAAAGCTACAAACGCTAGAATAATAGCTGAACCAATGATCATGAAATCAAGAATATAAGCTGCATTTTTTGCAAGAGTGCTTGCATTAGAAGATTCTTGAATATGTTCATTCATCTCTCTGGCATCAGCCATGTCCTTATAGGATTCAGAGATTAAGAACTCTTCATGTTTCATTGCAGCTTCGGATACTCTCTGAATATCTTCTTGAGACATATCAGGTTTTAATTCAATCCCAAGCTTCTCTTCTACATAATCTTGGCCTTTTTCAACTACCGCTTTCGCTACAAGCGGAAGACCATTGGAGATTAGAGAAGAGACTATACCTGCTAAAATTGGAAGCATTTTATTCTCCAAAGAAACCCGCCGAAGCGGGTTGGGTTAGTAACGGTAGATGCCTGGGCGGCGCAGAGTGATGGTCTGGGAGCCAGCCCCAGAGAATGCAACCCACACACGGAGTTTTGCGGATGTCTTGGTGGCGCTCCCCAAAAGAGGTTGACCGCGAGCTGTGCGCAGCACAAGACCAATATCGCCACTGGTCGCCATAGGGCCAGCCGCGCTGGCTTGGTTGGCCCAATAGTCAAGCGTACCTAAATTGGTGGTAATCATGGTTTCTGCATATACACCGTTGATGCCACCTGTGCCGCCTGAAGCCACGTCAACCTCGATTCGTCCCTCCAGATGATCTGTCAAATTCCAGTCTGCGGTAGGTAGGTCGAGGTCGATGCGCCCACTTACAACACCCGTTGATGTGAAGGCAAACGTCACATCATTGCCGAACCCGTTAGTGTTTGGTGCTGACGTAATAACTAAAGACAACAAGCCGGCAGCAGTGCCAGAGATGGTCATATTCGCCGGAATAGTGCCGCTGGTCAGAGTGAAATTCCCGCCGTTGGTCCCGCCCGTCAGGGTGTTGAATAGCGGGTTGCGGTAGAGTTGATTTGTGCCGTTAGCGATAGTGTCAGATAGATTGGCCGGTGCGGTGTCTACCTTCGGGATGCATAAAGGCAGGACATTCGCGGCAAAGTCCGCGCCGACAGCGCGCGCTGCCTGCTGTTGGTTGTGAATTCCGTCCCCCAAGTAATTCGTCTTGAAGGCAATAGTCGTTGTGCTGGCCGTAGGGTTCCAGAGGATGGGGCAAGGGTCATACAAAATCGCCCCTGGCACCTCGCGGACCCTGTCTTTTAGAAGGGTATTGAATACATGCACCGCCGCAACCTGCGAAGCATTGAGCAGCGTCCCGCCCGGCTCCGTGAGTAGAATCACAGACTTGCCAGAGGCTACCGCACGCTTTGCGTAAGTGATTAGGTTGTCTACTGCGTAGGACGCGACGTTTGTGAGGTTGACCGTGCGCCCAAAGGTGTCGGTGTACCCCGCGTTTGCCTGGTTGATATCGTTGTAAGCGGGAAGGCCAAAAATAAGAAACTTCGCGCCATCCGCCAGTGCCTTTTCAAAGTTGCCGTTTGTAAGATATTGGTCGGTGCGGGCGCCAGAAACACCATACGCGCCGACAAGCAAAGGCGCCTGTTTGTAGTACGCGCACGCCCAGTTAAACCAGTTCCGCGCGTTGGTGCTCATGTTCGACGCGCTGACCAGCAAATCAGCCGTGCGGCTGTCGCCGATCATGCTGAAGCCAAATGCGTTAGCGGGTGCGCTCAAGTAAACCGCCGCCTTGCTCGCATCATCCAGCGTAACAACACCAGTTGTGGTATTCAGTTTACCAGTAACAGCATGAGCTAAATCCTTCTCAACGCCTGTTCCATTGTCATATTCAACATATGCTTTACCTGTTTGTCTATCAAAATTAAATTCACTTACTGTAGTCATATTATCTCCTTAAACCAAACCCAATTTTTTACCAATAAACATCAATACTCCTCCGACTACAGCATAGATTAGTGCATCAATCATCCTGTTAGTTTGTTTATTCAAAGGAGCTTGTTCGGATAAAGTACTAACCTTATCTACTAGCTTACTATGCTCGATTTTCTGATCATCAAGCTCTTTCATTGCTCGTTCAATGAGTTTTACTGTTTGGGTATTCCTCTCTTCTAAAAGAACTAGTTTAGTTACAGCAGAAGACATCTCTTTCATGCTTTCTCTCATGCTGTCTTTTAATTCATTGACATCTTCATGCAATGACTGTATTCTGTCAGCTACAATTTTCACAGTTGTTTCATCCATAATTAATACTTCTTTTCAAAGTTCAGCTTCAAATTTAATAATTTGCGTCCCTGAGAGTACAATGGCTGCGCCAGTTGTGAACCCACCCCATGTACCAGAACCTGGGCCATACCCTACAGCGCCGCCAAATCTATTTCCAGTAAAACCTCCCACAGAAGGACTTGCTCCATTTGAACTTGCCCCACTCCACCAAGAGATATTTTGACCTGCAATAGTGTTTGGTGTTGCCATCATTGGGGTTCTGAACTGATAAGAAACAGCCGCTGTATTAGTACCAAGACAAGTACCTGCTGCAGATGAAAATGTGCAAAAATATCTTTCACACTCTTTTAAGATTTGCTCTTTACTCTTAATCTCATAGTCAGTAGCATAAATACCTTCTTCCAGTTGAACACCAGCAATATACAACTCCTCCGCATCAACTGAAGAAATATGATAAAAAGTAACCATCATTCCTCTTGCTCCATTTACAGATGCAGTATCAAATGTAAACGTGTATCTTTGCCAAGAAGTTGTCGTTGCTGCATTTGAACTGAAGATACCAGTTGTATTTGGTGTTGTTCCGACTGAACTCCAAGTATTATTTGTTGCAATTGGTTCAAAAATCTGCAAACTAATCATGTCAGATGCGGCACTGCTTTTTGCCCAGAATGAAAGAGTAAATGTTTGACCATTGACAAACTGAAAGTTATGTCCATTCTCAATTCTCTGAGAAAGCATACAAGTTTGACTTCCTGCCCCCACTTTTCTAAGTACAGCCATTCTGTCAATTCCAGGTACATTTAATCCGTATTGTTTTGCACTTGCAACAGATACGTTGAATGCACCAGATGCAGAACTCTGTAAAATCCACCTATCAAATAGTGGGCGTTCAAGTCCTGTACCAAGTCCAATTGTCGTTGCCTGAATAAAAGGAGAGTCATTTACAAGTCTCTGTGAAACATCAAACCCACCATTGATAAGTAAATTTCTACCAACTTGTGAAGATAGATTTTTCCAAACACCATCTGAATAAAATTCAAGCACATCAAGGGTACTATTCTTCCGAATCATCCCTTCAAGGGGGGTTGAAGGGCGTTGCGCTGTTGTACCTTCTTGGAGTTTAGTGGCACCAGTGCCTAATAGGATCAAGTCACCAAGCCCGCTCAGTCTCATTTTTACAGATCTACGATCTGTTCTAGCACCGGGTGACTGGGTTTCCCAACTCCACTCAGAACTTCCGTCAGTGTTGATACCTCCAACCATATTAGCCACGGTTGCTCCAGATTCATTCAAAATGTCATAGAAAACATTACGGGCATTCGAACCGGAGGCATCCGTACATTGCACACCTAATCCGTTGTACTGAGTCCCAGATACCATGATTTTAAAAACATATCCTGTACCAGCAATAGCTAGCTTATTCCCGGATGGAACAAGACCAATCCCAACATTGCCACTGGCATCTTTATATACCTGTCCAGAGCCAATATTAATTATACCAGTACCTCCTGTCAAAGTACCAGAGTAAGTCACATCTCTTACACTAACACTGTCAGGATCTTGATAAGCCATGCCACCAAGCATTGAATTGGTAGGGATTTGATCTGGACCTGATCCAATTAATGTAGTCATAATTTAACCTCTCTATAAAAGAAAGGGGCCGAAGCCCCTTCTAAAAACATGAAACATTTTATCATTAATCACCAAAATATTCAAGTAATTAAACTACTGTCATTGTCTGAAGTTCGGAGTTAGAAACCCTCTTTGGATAATATGTAAACCTACGAAGATGACCTCTTAGACTTGATGTACCATCATAGGATCCAAGATAAATAACAGACATATTCTTAGGTAAATTACTAGACGTATCTGTTTGTAATAATGAATTAAAACTCAATCCTACATCATCCTGCTTAAAAGATATTCCGACACGATATAATGTGTTCATTGTGTAAGTAGTAGATGATACATCAACTTGTGATGAATTGCTTGACAGTATTGCTGAATGAAGGTATCCATTCACGTTTACATCAGTATAGATTCTGTTGTAAGAGGTGTTGTCTCTAACAGCAAACACGTAGTTGTTATAAAAAGATGTCAATGGTTTTTGTTGTGTTTTAAACTCAGTAAAAATACAACCCTCATCTTGATTATACCAAGAAGTAAAATTATTACCAATTAAGTAAGATGTATCTGATCCCCTGGTTGCAGTAGATGATGTGGTTGGGATGTAGGAGCTTGGAGATGCTGAAGTGTCTTCTAGTTGAAACCCCCATACATATAAGTAAGAATATGTGTCCCCAGCATAAGATTCTGCTCTAACTGCAGTAGGGGAAGAAATAATCCATGAATACAATGTAGCTGTGCCTGAGCTTACAGGGACAAAAGAAATACTACATCTGTACCAGCCATTTCCTACAGGGGTAATAACAGCATCTATTCCTGCCCCTACAGTACCAAGTACGCCATTAGCTAGATCAAAGTTAGCATAATCAGAAGATGTAGCTAATCCAACACCTGTGACGATCATCTGTAAACTAGTTCTAGAACCTGCTTTTGCATATAACGAATAAGCGTATTTTTTATTACCAGATGCAGTAATAGAAATTGTGCGAGTAATTGCATGACCACCACTTGCAGATGTTTCAACAACTCTATAACTTGTACTACCTGAAGGTGTTAATGTATTCTGAGAATAATTGTCAACTGTAACAGCAGCTTTGCTCCAAACAGCGTTGCTTAAATCCTCAGAATAAGTTAGAAGATTTGTGGTAGCATCTTCAATCAATAACCCTTTGCACTCTTTAGTAACCGGATCATGATCGAATCTGGGAGAATTCACAGCAGCAGACACAAGCGTACTCATATAATTAGTGATAGGCTTAGTAGTTGTTACTTGATAAGGCCCACAGAAGGATCTGCTTTCTACTTGAGCACCAAAGAGGTATGTTGCATTGGAAGTATTACCAGCACTACCACTTGCATACCCTGAGTTAGAAGCCGGTACGATAATTATGTTTACACCGGCTGTTGAACTGGCGGATAAAGCTGCCCCTGTAATTGAGCATCTATACCAACTATTCCCAACGTGATCAATTGTTGCCGTAACGCCAGCTCCAACCGTCCCAATTGTGCCGTTTTGAATATCAAAATTAGCATAGTAAGTTGCGTCAAATCCAAGAATCCCTAGGCAAAGTTGTAAGTACTGGCGTGTATTGTACTTTGCATAAACACTGAGTGTATACTGAACTCCTGTCGAGGTACTGATATACTGATACATCCCATGCCAACTATTTGCTGTAGTCTCATTCAACGTATCGGCGGTGCTCGCACCAAAAGGACCAACCACTGTGTTAGCTGTAACAGTGATAGCATCCTTGACCCAAATAGCATTATCAAACTGCTCAGAGTAAGTTAACAAGTTCTCTTCAGCTTTGTGAACTGTCTTTCCATCATAATACTTAGCGGTAGAACTTCTTGTAAAAGTAATTCTAGGATCAAGGTATTTGTTGTTAACAAAGTCAAGATTCAAAGAAGGTCTGATTGTTGGATACTGAGTGCTAATTTCAAGTAAGATAGGAGTCCAATTTGTGGAATCAGAACTTGGATCAGTTGTCCCTGCACCGGCTGTCTTTCTCCGATATGTTCTTCCGTTTGCAGGAGAATATACTAAAGCCCCAGCAGCGTATGTAGTTCCTGAAACCCATAGAGCAGCACCAGAAGAACTAGCAGCAGAGTTAGCTGAACCAGCAGCAGCAAATGCGCTTGCTTGGGCATTCGTTTCTGAAGTCTTTGCTGCATTTTTACTATTCTCCACTTGAGTACCAAGAGCAGTCAATTCTGTAGCAAGAGCATTGATCTGCGTTGCAAAATCTGGTAATTCGCCTAAGAAATTATCAGCACGTGCAGAGAAATTTGTAGGGTCAGTTCTGCTAGGTACTGGTAATGGTAATTGATCAATAATAGTAGTCAATTTATAACTCCTTCTTTATACCAGACCTTCAATCTGCAATGAGCATACACTGGAAGTAGGTCTAGGGATTTCAATAGAAAAGTCTCTGTAGAATCCATAAACAGTTAAGGATTCAAAAACTCCATTTGCACCAACCCAGAGACAAGGGGTTGCACGTAAATAACTAAGACGTTGAGCTACAGCATCAACTAACTGATTATCAACAGAAAGCGATACATCCATCTTTTTGCTGAAGTTTCTCTTTACAAGATTGGCTTTACCAAATTCATTGACTTCCTTTTTAGAGTAATCAACAATACCGATTTTTGCACCATACTGTGTTTTACCTAATTCAAGCCCTTGACCAACAATCAAGTTTCCGACTTGTAACGGATTAGAGTTATTTTCAATAGTGATTGTGAAAGTGGTAGATGGAATAGCAGGAATGTCTGTAACAATCAATTCTGTTGCTAAGAATGAATCTGCTGTAAAGTAATCATACCAATTTGTAATAATAGCACGATCACCTAGATTAAATGTTTGGTCATAATAGTTAGGATACCCAGGAGCAGTTGCCTGGATTCTGACAGACCTTGCTGTCAATTCAATCATAGCAATACTAGTAGCTCTGTCTGCTGTGAAAGAAACAACAATATTTGCACCAGATGAATATGAATAAGTACCACCAGACTGGTCAAACATTGACCACCTATTTGTCGGTCCAACTTCTACCCAGTGTGTTGGTAAATTGTATGGAGGGGTTGTTTTATCCCCTGGGTTAGTAACAGGTTGAGTGGATTCATAGATTTTATGATATCCTGTAGTCACAATAACTCTTGTTCCAACTGTAGCATATTCAGTTCCACTGACCCAGACTGGATAATCAGCTTCACTCAAGGAGCTACTTACAAGATTAGAATCATTAATAGTTTTTGGAATAATAACTGTAAACGGTTTTGTCATAATTAACCTTCAAATAAAAGAAGGGGATTTCTCCCCTTCCATCAGACCGTTTGAACTTGAACAGGTGCAGATTCCGTATTGACAACAACAGAGAAGTTGTTACCATCAGACGCAACTCTATCAAGTAATTTTTGGATTTTACTATTGCTCAAGGCTGTAGCTACAGCAGCAGACTCAAGATCAGCAACCTTAGAATTCAGAGTCTTTAACTCTGCTAAGAGTTCTTGATTGGTATTATCGATAATCAGAGGATTTTGCATTGAAGGTGTGGTTGCACCAGTCAAAGAAGTTCCAACTGTGATATTACCAGAGGTATCTTCTGTAATTCCAAGTGATTTCAGAGTCTCAGCAAGACTTCCAGCTAACCATGAACGCATTCTATCAACTTCTAATTGAGTAGTAGCGTTTCCTAATGTAGCTGTTTCGATAGCCTTAGAAAGCTCAGGAAGAGCGTTCAGAGCGTCGATATTACCTGCACGAGCAGATGCTGTCTTAATCGCAAACTCGCTCTGGAGTGCTGCAGTATTTCCAGAAGTTGTCACCCCGAGAAGTCTCTTAATCTCATCAGCAATTGTTTTACCAGCCTGCTTCAAAGCACTATTCAACTCATCGGTAGCTTTCTTCTGATCCTCCAATAACCAGATTTGTTCTTGCAAAGCACGATTAGAAGGATCTAAAGCTTCAAGCTCTCGTCTACGGATTTCAGCAGTATTGCCTTGCAATTCCAGAAGCTTCTCTTCAAGTGAATTTCTTTCACTTTCAACCTTAGCCATTTGATCGGACAAGACAGAGAAACCATCTGAAAGTTTTAGCAGTTTACCTAAGAGTTCATCACCAGAAGCAGTACCAAGATTCTGAGTCTCAAGTACTAACTTCTTAAATTCCTCTGCAGTTTTTGGCATTGTGATACCAATCTTGCTAAACTCTCTCTGCAAAATTGCAGATTGAATTGCCATCTGCTCGGATTCAGTCAAGAATGATGATTGGAATGTTTCCCAATTCGAACTGAGATTATCCATGCCACCAGATGATTTAATCAGATCAACAGACATTGCATTAGCTGACACACCAAGTACTTGGAATGCAGTACGAATGTTAATTGCCTTCTTGTAGAAATCACCAAGTTCCTGAGCAGAGCCAGAGAAACTAGCAATAACTTCACCCATCTTTGTCCAGCCTTCAGATAACAAAAGACTTTCCTTAACTAACTCTAGAGCAACATCACCTTGCTTTTCATTCAGTTTGGTATAGTCCAAAACAGCCATATTCAGACCATTCAGAACAGCAGTACCTTCTTCGACAGAACTTGAAACACGAGTAACAGTCTCTAGGAATCCTTCTCCAACTTGTTGGAAAGGTTTCAGAGAACTCAGAGCAGCCTCTGCCATGCGATCACCCTCTGCAGAGAATACAGCTTCAATTCTCTTTTGTTGCTCTTCTGCATTCAATCCTTTCAGATCGATTTTACCGATTTTCACAACAAAATTCTGTAAGCTTTGTTCAACTTCAGATAACGGGATATTTAATGGCTTAGTTGCAACTCTAATTACATTTGCAAAATTAGAGAAGATCTTTGTGATTTCGTCTTGAACAGCTTGATCCATTCCGGTAACATTCGTAGACTTACTTGTTGATGTAGTCACTCCTAAGAATTTCTTCTTACTCTGAACATCAGTATAGTATCCACCCTGGAATCCACCAGAAAGAATATTACCTAAAGATTGATCACCTGCAATAATACCTTGACCTTTGATACTAACAGATTTACCAAACAAGTTATTAGCAACTCCTTGGATTGCCCCGCCAAGACCAAGTAACTCAGACAAACCCATTGTAGCACCAGCTAAAGCTGCTCTGTTAACAGTTCCAGAAATCTTAGACAATCCAGTACTGAAAACTCCAGTATTTGTCATACCAGTGAAATCAGCATAGTTCTTCGATCTTGCAATATTAGAAGCAACACCACGAGTATTACTTTCAATAGCGCTCAAGTACACAAGCATTTCTGCGCTGTATTTTAATCCTAATGAATTAACTTCCTTGAGTTTATCGATACCTTTACTAATTGATGCACTCGCAGCTTCTTTGTCTCCAAGGACAGTTCCTTTACCTTCGTTTGTGGCACCGAATGATCCACCTCCGGTAAATTGTCCCGCAACAGAGAATCCTAAAGCACCGACAACAGCAGCCATAGCAGCCATTCTTCCAAATGCAGTATAAGGATCACCGTTTCCTTGGTTCAACACAGCGTTTGTTGCTGCAGCTTTACCAATACCAAATAATGCCGCAATTTGTTTACCTGCAGAAGCTACAGCAGCAACCCCAGCTTCAACATAACCTTGGATTGTAGCTACATTCAACTTATCAGCTAATCCTGTCTTGAACAAGAAAGCCTTAGTTGCTTCATACATCTCAACAGCCCTAAAAGCTTTCTCAGCAATAGAGAGAACTTTGTATCCTGCAGTTTGCTGTTTGAAGTAGTCTTTCGTTACGCCAGAAAGTTTAGCATACTGTGAGACTCTTGCTCTATAATCAGCAGCACTGACTTGAGCCTTCTGTTCTTCAGTACCTTCTTTCATAACTCTGTTATAGTCTTCTTGGTACTTAATGAGTTGATTCATGGCACCCAACAAGCCACCTAAAGCGTTCGTGGCAGCGTTAAAACCGGGTGCTAGTGTGCTACCCATATCCAACCCTCTTACAACGTTCTGTAGCTCGTTTAAACGCGAAATAGAGCCTTGGAGTTCTGCATTACGTTTAGCTTCATCAGGAGAAGTCTTCATGGAATCCTTCAACCTCTGCATAGCTTCTTCTGCGCTTAATGTCTGTTCCTCAAACTCTTTTAAGATTGAGAGAGCTTCGACATATTGAAGAGCAGTCTGAGCCATGTCAGCATTAGCTTGGGCAGCAACTTTATTTGAGTCGAGTTTCTTCTTCTCTTTTTCAAGTTCATACAACTTATCGTTAATTCGCTGTTGCTCTGCTGTGAAAGCTTTCATACCACTAATCACATCAGGGTCAGTATACAAACTAGCAATCGAGAAATCCTTCTCTTGCTTTCTAGAAGCAGCTAACTTCTCTTCTTCTCTACCAATATCAATCAACTTCAGATTGAAATCATTTATCGCTTTTAAAGCTTCAAGTGCAGACTTAGTATAGAATGCAAATACATCTGATGCTCTTTCATTCGACAGAGACTGGTACGTTTGCTTCAAAGCATCGAGGCTTCTATTCAAATTACCAATAACAGACTGATTACCCTTAGCTGCGACTTTCTGTTTCTCGATAGAAGAAACACTTGCTGTATACCAATCATCAAGAGCTTTCTTTTGAACAGATAAAGACTCAGCATAAACTCTTGAAGTCTGATCACGATACTGAGATTCAGTGATGAATTCAGATTCTCTATAAGCCTTCAGAACTGCTAATTGATCAGACAACCCTTTCTTCTGTTCACCAAGGATAGCATTCAATCTTTCTTTTTCTGTCTGTAAAGAATTATCTTTTACTTCTCTTGGTGAATCCTTCTTACGAAGAGTTTCCCATTCTTTATAGTAAGCTTCAAGTTGAGCTAATTTTCTCTCACCAGAGAGAGCAGATTGTTCTTCCTCTGTCTTATAATCCATCTGCAATCTTTTCATTGCATATGATTCTTTATCAAGAATGCTGAGTTTTTGCTTTCTGTAATCCAGAAGAGCAGACTCAGATTTTTGTTCAACAGAAGCAGTAGTCGAATTTCTTCTCTTAGCATCATCTGCAGCTTTTGCTGCATCATTCATCAATTTTAATTCTTGCTTCTTTAACTCAAGGTTCCGTCTGCGAGTATTTGCAATATTTGAATCAACACCAAAAGCCTTCTCAGCCAGTTTTAAACTTGCTTCTCCTTCTGCAATATCTGCTGTCAAAGTTTCTTTTCTTGTTGGACCCTTAATCTTGTCCCACATCTTACCAGCCCACTCTGTTACACCCGTGTATAACTCAGTAAGCTGTGAAAGTTCACCTCTAACTCTCTTAGCTGCATTTTCTTGTGCTGTAGCAGCAATTGTGGCTGCTTCTGATACAGCTTTGAAATGGTTACCTGATTGCTCTAACTTTTGAATAGTTTCGATCTGTGCTTCGGTAACAAATCCAAAGGAAGCACCAACTGCTCTTAAAGCCTTAACTGGATCTTGACCGATGTCAGTTAAGATTTTCATTGTGTCAGCAATAGCAGGACCACCAACTTTCTGTAAATCAATAGCAGACTTAATAAAAGGTTTTAAAACTTCATCATCAATCTTCGGAGCACCCTTCATTGATGTCAAGGCAGTAATAACATCGGAAGTTTTTGCCCCAACATCAGCCATCGACTTTGCAAAAGCCAAGGCCGAATCAGTTGACATAGCCAATCCGGTGTCTGTCAGGTACATTGCCCTTACTAGGTTATTCTCTTCTTTGATTGTTTGCCGTAAAGCTACACCCATAGCGATAATACTAGCAACAACAGCAGCAACTCCTGTTGCAGCTAAAGCAGAAGTAAAAGTTAACATCACACCAGTTAAACCCTTCACACCAGCACTAGCCGCTACTATAGATGATTCTAAGGCATACCCTACATCTTTTCCTGCAGTTAATTCAGCAAAGAAAGTTACTGTTGCAGCCGTTGCTTGTTGTGCGGGTTTTGTAAAGCCAGTAACAAGAGCCTTGCCTGCATCCATGAAGCTACCAACAATGAATTGACCGACAGCTTTACCTGTTGCATAAATACTGGTAACCATTTCCTTACCAGCCTTTTTCATTGCTTCACCCATCACACCAGCTTCAACACCAGCCAAAGCAAATTGGTCACGTAATTGACCACCTTGTTGCAGCAACACCATCAATGGAGATTGACCAGTTGACAAACCAACAACAATATCAGTTAATTGAGGGCCAATCGCTCTAGAGATAGTATCAGCAGCACGACTTGCACCTGCCTTCTGAGTAGCAATTAATTGTTGTTTGTATCTCTCAAGCATGATTTCTGCTTGTTGTGCAGAGATACCTGTTTTACGAATCATCTCTTCCATTTTGACTAAACGATTAGATGATCCAGTATTAATCTTTTCATCGCTCATAGCAGCTAAGTATGCTGCGTTAGCACGATTCATTTCTCTCGCTACATAGTCTTCAGCTTTTGCTCTGTCATTCACTGCCTTAATCTCAGCAGTAGCTTGACTCTTTGCTTGATCTTCCATCTTCTTGGATTCAGCACGTAATCTATTAAGTTCAACAGAAGTAGTCAAGTAAGACTGTTTCAGTCTATCTTGCTCCTCTGCTAACCAAGCTGAAGATTTACCTTCTGACTTCTGTTGTTGGACAAGCCTTTCAGAATCTCTCATGAAGTTAACAATCTCATCTCTCGTCAATGCCATTCCTGACATGGTGATAGAATTGATCTTATTCAGTTCCGAGAGTTCCTTTCTCATCTTCTCAATACCAGAAGCACTCTTATCGAAAGTATTAACACCAGTAATTCTGTTGTACTCTTCAAAGGAATATGCTAGAGACTGCATCTCTTTACCAGTTGCTCCCAGCATTTTGAGAGAAGCCAACATATTCGACTGAGATTTTGTAAAACCATTACCAAGGAATGCAATACCGTCAGCGGTACTAATTGTTTCACCACGAAGAATCTTCATAGCAAGAGCTTGCTTCTCTACCATTCTGGTAGCAGCATCCATCTCACCAGAAGCATCCTTCTGAGCAGAGCCAGTACTCTTGATAGCCTTTGCTTGAGCTTGAGCAGCCTTAGCAGCGGCTTCAGCAGTCTTTTGCTGTTGAGTATTTAATCTCTCTTGCTCCTTGGCATTTTTAATTTCTTCACGTTGAATTTGAACGCTTGCTTTTCTTTCTGTATTTGCATCTTTCAATACAGAACTAGCATTTTTCAATTGATCAAGCAACCCAATTGCTTCTTTCAATTGATCAGTTTCTACTGTAAATCTAATCTTAGATAGATCCATAATCTACTCCTAGTCATTTATTTAGTAATCGAGCTAATTACTAAAGAAATAACCTAAATAAAGAAAATCCGATACACAGAAAACCATGTATCGGATCAGGTCATTTAGTCTTAGCCTTCTTTTCTTGTTGTTTAGCAACTTCTGAAAGAGTAACCCTGTCAAACAATTTAATCATCTGGACTTCCCAGGATTCTAATTCAATACCCATTAACCTAGAATATGAATCTATCTCCGTATAAGTAATAGGAGATAATCCAAAACCTGCTTGACGAGAGGAACTAAGATTCAAGTAATCTTCCCAAACCTTAGTAAACTCTCTTGGTAGTTCAACAAGCTCGTCAAGCTCTTTTGGTTTCCTACCAATAGCTTTTTCTACAGCCAGCAGATGTTCACGTAGTGATTTCCCATCTGCCTGAGCTTCATTGAATTTTATTTCTTGTTTGACAAATTGTAGGGCACCCTCTACATCATAGAAAGTTCAGCAGGTCTGCCGATTGCTCCAGAACTTGCTCACGAATCCAAGGGAACTCACGCATGATACGTTCTGCATTTTCCTTGGTGAAAGGAACTTCGACAGTATTCTTACCGTCATTGTCCTCGATACCACGCCACGAGATAATGTGGGTCACAGCACGTTCAATCACGTCATCTTCAGCTTGATCCAAGTTGAATTCAACTTCCTTACCTCGGCGCTTTGCTTCAGTTTCACGGCGCTGCATTTCATTAAACTTACGACGAGCAAATGCTTGTACAGTCTTGGATTCCTTACCACGCACAGTGATGAATGCACCCAGTGGTTCGCCAGATCCAGGCATAGTAACTTCGAATTCAAAACCAGCTTCAGCCTTCTCAGCCAAATTATTCTTAGAGAGATTCAATCCCATTTTGTTGCTCCTTTATCAATTAGAACACTTCATAACAACATGAAGTACGAAAGAAGATTTAAGTATATCACGGTCAGATGAGTTTTGCAAGAGGGCAGACAAAATAAAACCCCCAAGGATTTCTCCAAGGGGGGTTCTTTACAGATTAGATAGAAGTATCTTGAATCTGGATAGTAGTAGCAGGCAGACCAGCAGAAGTCACGTCATTCAACAGAGCAACAAAGGAGTGTTGTTGAACAATCCCCATCTCGCTGTCAGACTTGGTAGCAGAACCAAGCTTGACCTTCGGCAGAGTGATGGTAATAGCTTGAGCAGTCTTACTATTGTCAGAAGTCAGTGCCAACACAACAGAGACAGTGTTTTCATCCTTGAAGAAATCACGGAAAGTACCATCTTCAAAGTAAGTACTCATATTACCGCTCACACGGATACGACCAGTAAACACGTCCGAAGCGAAGTTAGAGCCAACCACATTAGCAGCTTCCAGACCACGCTCAATACTCAAGTCAGCAGAAGTAATAACTGCACGAGGAGTACCATTCACAATCAGAGCACCGTTAACAGCAGCAAACAGACCATTGGTAGGAGCCGCAGTAGGTGAAGTGAAGTACTGAGTGGTTCCAGTCTGTTCCAGGTTTTTACCCATGAACGAGATGTCACAAGTAGTCAAACCAGTAGAAGGCAACTGAATATTCATTCCACCAACCTTCATGCCGGTATAGACTTCAGATTGCAGGATATCAGAGTACCATTCTTCAATGGTGTACGAGTCGTTAGTGTGACCAGTCAATGGAGCGTAAGTAATCTTACCAACACCACCAATAGTTACAGATGCAATTGCAGTTTCAGCAACCAGAGCAGTACTCGACAGAACCTTTACAGTCAACACTGTAGCGGCAACAGCACATACCAACAGGTTATTGCCCTGGTTAGCAGCGTTCAGGCCAGCACCAGTCATACGAACAACCATGCCGACATTAATACCATCAGTCAAGAATGAGCCAGTCGAACGAGTCAGTGTCCACAGATCACCAGAAGCAGCGATTGTAACTGTAGCAGAAGTACCGGCAGGAGCAGCAGTAAAATCACGAGCAACAAGGGACTGAGTAAAGTCAGAGTATGCGCCAGGGCTGAGTTCACCATTGATAGAACCTTCAGTTTGACGGACACCGTGGCGGAAGTCAGCAACTTGATAGTCGGTACGAATTTCATTCGATTCATAAGTTTCCTTATTCAAGTTGAAATCCGAAGTAACACGACGAATATACTTACCAGATGCAGCACCAGCCAAAGTACCCCAGGTCGTTTCCTTCTTATAGGCAACTTTCTTGCCAACGCCTTTAGAGATAGACATATTTATTCCTTTTCTTCCTATTTTGCAAAATAAGGCAGAATTGCCTCAAGGGTAGCTAACCCTATTCCTTAATACACCTCTGCGGTGACAGGGATTAAGACGGGAACAATAATTTTCCCACCTGAAATTCTAGTACCGGCAATCTGAGGGGTTGATAAAATATGCACAGGTGTACCAGCTTCAAACAATGTAGTACCCTTTGCAAAATGATCCCGAATTAATTCAGCACGTTGAATAGCATCTGTTGTCCCTTTTCCAATTAAGTCAACAACAAATACTTGAAATTCACCTTGCTCTCTGTGATATCCTGTTCCAAAAACAGGATCATCTGGCCTCTGAATCACAAACTGACATCTCTGATACATCGCATCAGGAGGTGTAAAATTGACACCTTCGTAACCAGTTGGAAGATTGACCGTCATTGCAGATAAATGTTTTTCACATGCTCTTTTGATATTTACAATTTCAGCCATTTAAAAAGTCCTTAAATTGAATTTTGTAGATCTTCATCAGAGCAAGTTCTGTTGGAGCAATCATACCGAATGGAGCTTGTTTAGATTGCTTACCATTTTCAATATTCTCAGCATATGGTGTTTCGTTAGCAACCAGAATTGAATCACCCAACTTAAATTGTTGCATTACTTCTTGGAGTTTCATTCTCAATTCTGATCCGTCAGTATCTCTTGCTTCAGAGTCAAACAAACCATCAATTGCGTTTAATTCGAAATACCAGTTTGCCATAAGCATACCAGCCTCAATATCCCAGCCTTCCTCAAGATATCGATTCAAATACAGATCATAGTAGAGATCAACATCACCAACAGGAGTGTTTTCAACCAGGGCGTCAGCAGTACCAACCATCACTTGCTTTACGCCTTTAACAAAAGCGTTTTTTACCAATTTAATGTATTCGTCAACTGACTTTTCGTATTCTGTTGTGTCAATCTCTAACATACTTACCTCACTGTGACTATCCTGTAGAGGCAGACTTGCCCAGCAGCAAAGTGTTTTTGGATCGATTCAATCTTATATTCCACTGAGTCAAAAACAATGGAATCCTTCACATCAGGAGTAAATGCTTGATCGCCAGCAATATAAAACTGGATTGCATCTTTACCAATCAAGTCTGGAAAATACCACTGACTAGCCCTAATGTGACGAGGATAAGACATAACAGAATACTGTACAGAATTAGAGGTAACAAGTCCTGTGGCTGGATCGTAACTCTGTACTCCGACTTTTTTGTAATTAATACTAACACCATTTCTCTGAATAGCTTCTTTTGTTGCTCGTAAAAACTGATTACTTGCGTTACTCATGATAAACTACCTCAATAAGTAAAGTACCCTGTGGGTACAGTATCATAGCTAACAGATGGTTGTTTTACGATATTGTTATCTAGATTAGAATCGTTTGATTGCATCTGAGAAACAGAGACTCCTCCAACCCAACCCTGACAATTCTGTAAAATCGGGTTATTGTTCGGGTCTTTGATATACATAATCAATGCTTGACGATACGACTCAGCAGCAGCAGAACCTTTAATTGTGAACAAATCGACAGTCTCTGTTCCACGTTGAGCAAGGTGCATCAAGATAATTCTAGCTGCATCCATAGCAGTTCTTGTAATACTGTCATAATTCTTTTCTAAAAGATACTGGTAAGTATCGTCAGGCAGAATAGGAAATGAAGGATCAGTGTCAGCACACTCAACTCTTACTTTTTGTATGTTATTCAGCATTTCAATCCTTTCCTTAGCTCACTGAATTAATAAGCTAAGAAAAGCCCTCCGAAGAGGGCTTGAAATTAGTAATAATATTTGGTAATTTCGTTGCCTAAAACAAAGATCGCATGAAGTTTATCCTTGTAGTTCCCAAAGGATTTACGTTTTCCGTCTGGAAGAGTAACCCTGACTCTATAACTAAGGTTCCTGTGGTCAAATGTAATCCCACCCACTTTTCGTTCATCAGGTACAACTACCTTTCTAATCGTACCATTTGGACGGTCACCATAGGTATCTTCGCTTAGGTTGTCATAATGGATAGCAGCAGCTTCTTCTGAAGCAAATCTATCCCTATGCAGATGTACACCATCTACCCACAATTGAACAACCCACATGTCCTTGCAGGCGCTCACACCAATGTATTTAGATGTTTTAGCATCGCATCTTTTTGATTTATTGTGATTTTGAACTGAACTTGTGGCCCATCTACAATTAGACGGCTCATAGTTACCCCGGTGATTGACTCTGTCAAGAGTCATTCCATTTGGTCGCCATCCCATATCTTCTTTGAAATTTAGATAACCATTTACAGGGTCACTCCATCTTTCACAAATGGAAACATGTTCATAGTTCTCCAATTTACCACTGCGATGAAACATCCCTCTATAGGAGTCATACGTCTTTCGATGCTCTTTAACATTCAAAGTGGTAGAGTTCTGAATACGTTGTTGTGAGGCACACAATGTGCATTGTGTTGTAATACCTCTAAGCAAGTTGTTTCTAGTGCAGACATGCTGATTTCCGCAATCACAGAGACAGTTGTATTTTCTGTGACCCTTCACATCAGAAGGGACTTCCTCAAGAACTAAAAGTTTGCCGTGTTTCTTACCAATTTCATCACTAATCACTGATTCTCCATTTTGTTGTAAAGTTAAAGTATAACTTCTCGACCTCAAATAGTCAATAACAAAATGGAGAAAGTTCTAATTAGTTGCTAGTTGAGCATTTCACAATCGCCTGTGGGCGTGCCAGCAAGTTCAGGAAGTTAGATTCAGTTTGAATCTCAATCTTCTGACCGCGAGGATCTTCAAAAGTCCAAGCATAAGCTTGTTCACCCAAGGTGTTCACCAGATCGAAACGGTTTGCAGGACCGAAGTAGGTCTTGAACGAATCCAGAGTACCACGAGGTACAATGTAAGCTTCGTTAGCAGGGATCAGACGAGTACCGTTGTAAGAACCACGATATTCAATGTATTCCATACCACCGTGTTCGAAACGACGATACAGACCACTGCCACCTTGACGGGTACGCAGCAATTCTTGAGTCGAAGCGTAGTATTTATAAGCTTCCTTGACACCGGCTTGCTTGATCAACTTAGCGAAGAACTCAGGAGAGCAGATTGCCACAAATGAGCTTGCCACTTCACCAGATTGCAGGTTATCTTGAATGTGAGCGATAGCTTCTTCAGCCTTTTCGTTCACTTCAGTACCAGCAGTACCCAGCACAAAGTCGATTTCCTTACGGGTCACACCAAAGTCAGTGTAGAAGTTGGCCGACACAGTACCGTTAGGCGAATACTGAGTACCGTTCACCAGAGTGTGGCAACGAGCAACTTCCAGAGTAATAGCATGGTTAGTACGAATACGAGCCAGCTTACGAGCCATCACAGCATCCTTGGTTTCGACATTATCCGAGCCATAAGCACGTTTACCAGCAATATCTTGCGGGGTGATGTAGTCATCCAGAGGGTGGTGAGTCAGAGCAAAAGCCTTGATGATGCGGTTGTCGTCTTTATTGACGTTATTACGAGCACCACGGACTTGATCAGGCACAACGGCAATAGTACCGGAGGTAGATTCAAAAGTGATGGTATTTTGAGCAACTGAGTCTTCACCGAAGATACCCAATTCATTCACCAGACCCCAAGTATTAGGAATCAGGTTGATATCACTGGTGCGGTCAACAATCTCAAAAGCATTAGTAAAACTGCGAACATTAGACATTATTATTTCCTTTCTTTATTCTAGTTATTAGACAGTAGGAGCAACGATAATACCCAGAGCAGTCAGAGAAGCATAAATAGCATCTTTTTCAGCTTGCAGGTCATGAGAAGCATCCAGAACCAAAGCGTCCTTAGAGACAATAGCTGGACCACGAACCAAAGCCAAAACCTTGGTGTCAGTGGTAGCGGCAATAGATTGGTCACCCACGGCAATAGCAGCAGCAGTTTGTGAACCGTCAACAGCAGTTTGAACGCAGATCTTGTACTTACCTGTAGCGGTAACCTTGCCCAGCACAGTACCAACTGCGTAGGTCTTAATAGCAGCCTCGTTCACGGTAACTGCATCATAGTTGTAACCTTGTTCTGGGAACAACTCTTGCTTAACAAGGTTGCTCTTACGCAGGGTGTCAGTAGCAATAGTAGCCATCTTAATTTTCCTTTATAATTTGCAAATTACTTACCAGCGAACTGAGCTTTCAACAGCTTGGTGACGCCAGATTCTTCAACAGCAGGCGATTGATCTTGTGCGCTTGCGCCTACTTCCTTGAACAGATCAGATTGCTCAACTTGAGCCTTCAAACCGTTCAAAGCTTTAACCACTTCTTCCACAACAGCTTGATCTTCAACCAGACCAATAGCCTTGAACAAGACAGTAGCAACTTCTTCATTACCAACAGCATCCTTGACTTGAGCAAAGCGAGCCTTAGTAATAGCTTCTTTTTCTTTAGCTTGGAAAGCGACCAATTGTTCTTGAGCAGCTTTCAGCAATTCTTTAGTTTCAGTCAGAGCTTTTTCAATCGACTCAAATTGAGCTTTCTCAACCATTTCGACCTTTGGCTCATCCTTCTTCACATCTTCTTGAGACATAGGGATTTCCTTTTTCTTAGAGATACGTCCTTTAGGACTTTTAGTAGCACCGGAAACCCCGGCAGCATCTTTCTTGGATTGGAATTGTTTGACCAGATCTTCAAGAGATTTCTGATCAGCAATCACATTCAAATGTTGTTCTTCAGTCAATTCAGAAACAGCTTTATGAATATCTTCAGCTTGTTTCAAAGACTTCATAATTTCGTAGGAACTAAATCGTTCACTCATCCACTTATCAAGTTCGGATTGAGCCTCTTCAGCTTCCATTTGAGCAGTCTCGACTGGCTCCACATACCCGAGCAAGGTAGCTAATGCGTCTGCATCCTCTTCCCACAAATAAAAGAACTTGGAGAGAAAATCAGGCAATTCCATAGTCACCGTAATTTGTTGAACCTTTTCAACAAACTCAGGGGAATGATTAGCAGCCTTCATAATCAAGGCATAATCAGCGCCATTAGCCGGGCCGCCATTTTTAGTCTTAGATACCAAAGCAATGTGAGCGTCTTCTTTTCCAAAATCAATATCAGAAAGCTTACGCTTTGCTTGTCGTTTAGTTGTCATTCATTAACCTCCAGTTTTTCTACTTGAGCTACTGCACCAATCGAAATGCCGTTAATCTCACCATCTTTAATCAATTCCCAGAGATCATCGTCGTGAACTTGGAGATTCATCAACCATGTACCCTTAGTGACAAACTTATCACCAAGAACAAAGTCCACAGGAGCCAAGTAAGACTCAATAACCTCAAACTTGTCTGTCATGACTTCGTGATACAAATTAGCATTCATCTGGGATTTATTAAATGACTCTTTAGCTTTACGAACTTCAACAGCAGATGTATAATCACCATGAAGATCAACAGAGTCAGGGAGCATTGCGATAAAGAGAACTTGTTTAAGTTCTTCATCGGCAGCCTTAATAACTGGTACGCTCTTGATTTCTTGTGTCATATTAAACCCTAATAAGCGTAGATGTGTTCAATTATATCACCAAATGTTATGATATTCAAGAGCACATATCTTTAGATTACTAAATACCTTACGAGTTCTTGTCTAGTATTGCTTAAAGTGTATAAGAAGCGCACTTTTGTTGCACCATCTTTATAAGTCTGGAAGAATACTTTAGAACTTTCAACCGCTGTGCCTTGAGGCACCTCTCTAAATAGAATTATAACACAGACTAGTCTTTAATTCTAGTATAACTTCTCCTGTTTGTCAAGAGTTGGAATCACAAAAATAAAGACTTGACAAGATTTAAGAGAGTGGTAGAATTAATGCCAGGGACTCGCGATGAAAGAGATCTTCTCTGAAAGTATTATTAATATCAGGTATTCACGGAGTTTCTTGATAGAATTATTAACCTTAGAGTTCAAAGGAGAACTATGACACAAGAGAATAAAGTAAAAGTTACGATGACACTTGAAGACAAGTATCTTGATCTCTATTACTATAAAGTACAGATCGAGTACTGGGATAAAGAAGTGATTACCAAATCTAAACAACCTTGCTTCAAGATTGGTAGCCTTCTACTTGATACAATGACTCACTTAGACAGTCTGTGTAAAGATTTGGAAGTTGAATTCAAGATCAAAAATAATCCTCTTGATCTTGTTAGGCTACAGAATATTACAGGGCAAAGAAAAGAGAAAGAATCAATGGTTAAATCTTCCCTACACCTATGTGACTCTGTAAAAGAAGCAAAAAGATTGAAAGACTTCCTTAATTACCACAACTGTACTGTAGTATAATAAATAACCCTCCTAGGTGTAAATCTAGGAGGGTTTTCTTTTATACACTGATTAAGTACATATCAGTATATCTTTCTGTCTTTCCAGGGATTACATCAGAGAATCCATTCCAGTTTC